GTTCCTGTTATGGGTCTTTGGACAAGTTCCATCGGTATTATTGGTCTTGCTCTCAACCTTCGTGCTTATGACTTTGTATCCCAAGAGATCAGAGCAGCAGAAGATCCAGAGTTTGAAACCTTCTATACGAAAAACATTCTCTTGAATGAAGGTCTTCGTGCATGGATGGCACCTGCTGATCAACCACATGAAAACTTTATCTTCCCTGAAGAGGTTCTCCCTAGGGGAAATGCACTTTAATTTTCAAAATAAGTCGAAAAAAAATCGCGGCAAAAAATTGACGCCTATAGTTTTTTCTGCTATACTTCTGGGGTCTAACGACCCCTATTTTTATGTGGAAATTTATAATCGCGGTTGCTGCGGCAGCGGTTGTCCTACCTGCCCATTCCGCCCAAGACCAGTCCAAGAAAATCACAAAGGGATATTACACCATGGATGCTATGGGGTGTATGCTCCTTAGGGAGTGTACTGAAGATGTTAAACCTGTGAATTCTCTATTGGATGTTTCTTCGGAGTATGATAATCCTGAAGATTTTACTCACATCTCAGCAGAATTTAATTCAATGGTATCTGCACTCAATCAAGTTGGAAGTAAAGTATTTCTTGCCGATGAAAAATATTTTCCAGTAGGACATCGTGGTGTATATCATACTGTTAGCAATAATATGTTTTTGAATAAACGTTTTGTTGGTCGTCCTCACGTACTCATGAGTGTGATGCGTCATGAAGGTTGGCATGCAGCACAAGACTGTATGGCAGGCACTATCAATAACAATATGATTGCTATCATTCATAATGAAGAAGATGTGCCAAAGATCTGGCAAGAGATTGCTACTAAGACTTACAAGAATATGCCCAACGCTATTCCTTGGGAGAAAGAAGCATTCTGGGCAGGCAAAACTGAAGGCATGACAATGAAAGCACTTCAGAGTTGTGCTGCTGGCACAATGTTTAGTGACTATCAGTTGACACCAATGACTCGTGAGTGGTTGGTAGAGAATGGTTATCTAACAAAATAAATAATAATATCTTAAACGTTTGAGTATTAATGGCTCAGTTTTATTATCCCGAAGGATTACCTGGACCCATATGTGATGCAATCATTCCTGATGTAGTAGAAACTGCTGCTGAAAGGGCTAAGCGTTTAGCAGATGCTGCTGAACCTAGGACAAAGATCATCACACCAGTAAGACCTCCAAATGATGCTACTAACTGGCCATTATATACAGTTTGTGATATTGACGAAGAAGGAAATTTAGTTAATTGTCAACCTGTCTTTGACAGGGCAGGACCATATGAATTTGTTCCTATAGTCCCGAATGAAGATGCTGGAGATATAGAAGACATTCCATATCCAGCAGACTTTGGTATTACTGACGACTTCTTTGTCCCACTAATTAATAAGTATTCTTGTATTCCATTTGATCCTGATATTAATATTAGACCAGTAACATTTTTTAGTAGGGTAGGTAATTTAATTACAAGATATCCATATCCCAAATCAAATGTACTTACATATCCTGTCAATGCTGTTATTGGTGTAACTCAGAGCAGTATTACTGTTAACTTTTCTGAGGATGGTAGTCAGGTTATTATTGATGGCGAAGGAAAAGGATCTGTAACTGTTAAATTAGAATGGGATGATAATCCTAATACACTGGGAGTAGCATTAGATTCAGTTACAGTTGGTGGATCTACTTTAACTAGATCTGGTACTAGTGGTAGTGCAGAAGCAACTCTTCAAGTTTCTGCTGGGACGATTTTGCCATTAACATTTTCAAATTTAAATCCTGCGAATGCTAATTTAGCCGAAAGATTACAAGGAAATTCGTTGTGTCTTTTGGATGGTAACATTGGCGGAACTTATCCAATAACCTATACTGGTTTGAATGCACCTACGAGTGATATTGATGTTGCTCAGAATGGACAGAATCTTAGGATTGATGATGATCCTACTAACGGATTTGATGAGAATGCTAAGTTTGAAATCAGGTCAACTTCTTCCAACATTAATGCGGAGTTTACTGATGCAGAAACTCTTTCAATAACTGGGGATGGTGGTGGCAGTGTTACCCTCCGTCTTGAATGGGATGATAATCCAAACACTTCTGGTACTGCTGTAGATACTATTTCAGTTGGTGGACAAACTTGGACACGAAGTGGTGAGCAAGGATCTCAGGAATTTACTATTAGCGTATCTCCTGGTGGCGGTGGCGGAGATGATTGTAATGCAACTCTTTCCATTGGTGCTTCGACTGGTGGAGATCCCAAAGCATTATCTCTTTGGACAGAAAATGGTGATAGGTATGGTGTATGGACTAACCCTGCACAATGTACTCTTCCCTGTCTGCAACAAGTTGTGCTATACGATATCGAGTTTCCACGAGATAATATATATTACTTTGAATTTGGTGCCGATGACGAGGGAGAATTCTTTTTTGATAATGAATCCACACCATTTGCTGCATGCACAACAGGGACAATTTTAAATCCAGATTTATTTCCAACTGCAACAGGACCATTAATTGTACCCAAATATGTCACTGCTGGAAAACATCAGATGGTTGCAAAGGTAACTAATGGTGCGCCTGGTGGTTTTGGACTTCAAGATTTATATATTGATACTAGTGTTGATTGGGGATCTGTTTCTCCTGGTGCTGGCACAGCAATTAGACAAGAGCTGGATGGTCCAGCATCAGGTGTTACTATTAGTGCAGCTTTTGATTCTGCAGGTAATAATTTAGTAGTTACTGGGTCGGGTGAAGGCACAGTAACATTTACATATGAATGGGATGATGATATTACTGAGAATGGAAAGGCATTAGATAGTATTCAAATTAGAAACTCTACTATTAATCAGACTGGTGCTTCAACTACATACACCACTTCACCTCTCTATAGGTATTTAAATAACACTCAACCAGGACCAACACAGTTTAATTGGGTAATTACAGGTCAGTCTAGTAATGCTGGTTTTCAAATAATTGACGGTGGTCAAACAATTCGTTGGGATGATGATGCTAATAACTCATTTGATGAAAATGCAAGAATGGAAATCAAATCCATTAATCAAGATGGCAATTCAAGTGTTACATGCAACTTCACATCTGATGGTAGTGGAATCACTATAGGTGGATCAGGATCTGCAACTGTAGAATTGGAGTTTACCTGGGATGATAGTCCTGGTATCTCTGATCAGGCGGTAGGTACTTTACAACTTTTAGGTGAGACATTTTCTCAAGGCAATAATCGAACAGGTTCTATAACCAGAAATGTATCTGTGCAAGCTGCTTCTGATACAGGAGATCACTTCACAGGATTAGATCCAAATCCACCCAATGGATATACCAGTGAAGGTATTTTGTGTCATGTGTTTACGACACCAAGACCTCCAGGCACATTTAGAATCCGTGATAGAGAACCTGGTAAACCTCAAAGTTCTTATGATGCATTTGGATTTTCTCCAAGTGATAATGCACCATTCACAATTGAGGGTCAGCAAGTGGAAACGATTCCCATCTATGCTAAGACCAACGGATCTGATGTTATGTGGACAAACACTGCAAACGAAGGACTTGGACAGGGATACGAACCAGATTATACAAACTCTGCTAATGGAATTGCATTTTATGCAATGGCTAATCCAACTAGTGTCGTTGTCCCTAGTGCTTCTAGTGGTAGAGAGTCTAGGACAATTACAGTTAATGGAGGTCAGACATATCCAATTACTTACACTGGATTAAATTCTGCGAATACTCCTATCAACGTAGTTTCTGACACAGAGATTTGTTTTAAAGATGGTGCTGGATCTGACTGCAATGGCATTCTAACAATCACTGCATCAACTGAAAATAATACAGGAATGAATGAAGTTTCTGGTTTTGTTGTGCCTGACGATAGTCCTACTGGAAAATATCTAAGTTTTGGCACCATTACAGCAGGACCATTAGTGCAAAACAGATCTGCTTCGATTACTTTAGATCTAACTGGAGCAAAAAGTATAAGTTTTTGGTGCATTGCAGGCACAGATACTAATGGTGGGGAAAGACCCAATGATCCTAATGAAACTTTAGAAGTTAATTTTGGCACAGGGTGGGTAGTGCTATTAGGATCTAAACAATACTATGATATATCTTTCGCTCAATATGATGGTAGATTTGGAGCTTGGACTAATTACACTGTGGAAGTTCCTCTAGGTGCTAGAGTTGCTAATAAGACAATTAATCTTAGATCTACAGGAGATGTCCCTGAAATTGGTGGAGACTACCTAGGATTAACACCTGCAAACTTTGCAGCAACATATGCAAACTGTGGTGATGTATTTGGAATTTATAAAATTACTACTGAAGTAGAAGTCCCTCCTAATTGTGATAATCCTAGTGACTTTGCACATAATTGGGCAACCAATCCTGGAGGTTGGTATGTCAAAATTTGCGAAGGGGCACCATGCATTAAAGGGGAAACCTTAGACTGGGGTCCAGTAAATGGTAGGGGTAGGGCAGCATCTAATGCATGGGGCACCTTTATGGATACCTATGCTATTTGGCCAGAAGGATATAAGACATTAGCTGGAATACCACAAACAATCTCCTTTACCATTTACCTTACTAGAGATGATACTATTAATTTAGAATATTCTGGTGATAATAGAATCCAATTTCTTTGGAATGGAACGCAGGTTGTTGATGCCACTGGTACTTATGGCACTAGTAATACACTGGCAATCAATGCTACTAGGGGAGAATATATCCTTACAATGACAGTGACTAATGCTCCAGGGGTAGGAACTCCACCAGATAATAGTTGGGATGGCAATCCTGCAGGCGGAGCATTTGTAATTTCATACTCTAATGGAGAGACCATTAGGACATCATTAGATCTAGATCAAAATTTTGATGGTAATATGATTTGGAATACTAGAGAGGCAGTCTTATATGGATGGTTAACTGATTGTAGTCTAAATGATGTTGAGAGTATTTACGGCACTGGTTTTGAGGGATATGTTTTATACAATGATGGCACATTAGATAGAGGTGCATTCATTGATACTCTGAAACCAGGTTATACATTACAACCAGTTACTTCAGGATCTGGTTTCGTGACCAACTATACCGTGCTACATGAAGCAATTGTCCAGGCTTATATTTTGGATATCAAACGTTATCCAGAACCTACTAGAGTTGACGTAGGACGTTTAACAGGTTATGATGGATGGATCAACCACTTTAGAACGCAACCTGTTAACTCAATCGCACAATTACAACAGCAAATTTATAATACTTACATTACATCTGTTGCAAATGGCGGATCTGGTGAGCAGGCATATCAACAATCTAAAGGGGGAGTCCAAGGCACTTATGACAGCTGCGACATTCAAAGAGTTTAAATGACACTACCAAAAATAAATTACGAAGATCTACCTGAAGAGGTAAAGGATGTTGTCGATGAAGATTTTGTCTTTGATCCTGTTTTAGATCGTGAGTATGTAGTAAAACTTCCCATCTCTGGAGAGGAGTATGTAACTGCTCGATTGATGAGTGCTAGAAAATCTATCTTACAAAAGCAATTTGTTGAAGAGGCTACTAGGATCTATAAAAAATTAGAGTCTGGTAAAATCTCTGAAGACAAAGCAAAGCAACTTCTTAAAGAGGCAATGGATAAGAGAGACGGTGGTTGACAAAAAGAGAAGTCTCTGATATTATAAATAGAGATTCGTAATCAATTCAATTACGAATTGTTACAAACAACGGGGAGATGTCGATTCCCCTTCCATCTGCGGGTAAACACTCCGCAAGTAAACAAAAGGTATTAAACAAATGATCAAAACTGCAATCGCAACTCTTGCTGCTACTGCTGCTGTGGTAGCTCCATCTGCTGCCCTGGCAGGTCCGTACGTCAACGTGGAAACAAACGCTGGTTGGACGGGCGCAGATTACACGGGTGCCGCTACAGATTTCCATGTAGGCTACGAAGGCGCTCTGGGTGAATCCGCTTCCTACTACGTCCAAGGCGGTGCTACGCTGGTCTCCCCTGACGGTGGCGACAGCGATACTGTCCCCTCTGGTAAGGCAGGTATCGGCGTTGCTGTTACCGATGCCCTCGGCGCATACGGTGAGCTCTCCTTCGTTGGTTCTGGTGACGACGATATCGATCGTGGTTATGGCGGTAAGGTCGGCTTGAAGTATAACTTCTGATAAATAAGTCGAGACCTTTCGTGCGGTCTCTACAAAAGTCGGAACACCCAATGGGACTCTAAGGAGTCCCTTTTTTCTTCGGAGGATATTATGAATTTTACAGTGTATAGTCGTCCTGGATGCCCTTATTGCACTCAAGTTAAACAAGTTTTGACGATGAAAAAACTTCCCTTTACTGAGCATGTTTTGGGTCAAACTTTTACTAGGAATGAATTCTATGCCAAGTTTGGAAAAGGATCTACCTTTCCTCAGGTAATTATGGATGGCAAAAATCTAGGTGGTTGTACTGAGACCGTAAGGTATCTCAGGGAAAACAATATTGTGTAAAGATATAAATATTTTTTAGTTAACAATTAAGGAGGTTGGTTTCCATATTAAACGCAAACAATGATGGAGGAAACCATGTTAATCGCACTAGTGGTCTTAGTTACAATCGGTGCTTTTGTTTTAGGAATCATCGTTTCTTGGTTGGCGAAGGGGTATGTCGAAGATTATATCGAGAATGCTGCCTACGCTAAATCAGTTACACATCCAGAAATGTTGGATGAAAATGGCAATATCTTACATGATGAATTAATCTATGTGAGACCTGACATTCAGTATTGGACTGATGATGACCTAGATGATGATGAAGAATGATTTAGGAGTTAAATTATGCCTACACAAACAAGCAGTAGCAGTCGTCTACTGATTTCTGAAGTGCTACGAAAAGTCAGCAACGCAAAAACAAAACAAGAGAAGATTAATCTTCTCAGAAAATATAATAGTAATGCTCTCAGGCAATTGCTTATTATCAACTTTGATGATAGTGTTATTTCTGAGTTGCCCGAAGGAGATGTGCCTTATACTCCTAATGATGCTCCTCCTGGGACAGATCATACTCGTTTAGAGCATGAATATAAAGGACTATACCGTTTCTTTAAAGGTGGTGCTAAACTTCCTTCATTGAAACGGGAGTCTATGTTTGTGCAACTTCTTGAAGGTCTATCTGCAGAAGAAGCAGAATTACTTGTCCTAATTAAAGATGGACTCATGAGTAAAAAGTATAAGAGAATTACCAAACCAGTTGTATCTGAAGCATTTCCTCAAATTGAATGGGGAGGTCGCTCTTGAAAATCTTGCATAAGGAATGTGATCCATCTCTTTGTGAAGATCGATCTCTACCTTATACTGCATACCTAATTGAATACCTTCAAGATGGTATTACTAAATTTGATATTGTCTCTGCCGCGAAAAAAGTAGATATCTTTGATTACTACTGGGATCTTTACAGACACGATTTTAAAAACATGACACAAACTGAAGGTAGAATTAATCCTAAACTATGGCAAGATCCTTCTTCTCCAAAAGAAAACAAAAAAAGAAAGTGATGACTGTCTATCTTGATAAAAGGGCGGACGAAACATCTGAAGAAGCACCTGAAGAAACAGTGCCAACATGGTCTGTAGGTGCTATATTTGCTGCAGTTATTGCAATTCCATTGGTCTTTATGCTACTATGGAATTGGTTGATGCCAGCAATCTTTAGTCTACCTTCTATCGGATATTTCAAGTCAACTGGATTGTTAGTCATGTCTTTTATTTTATTTAAACGATGAGTAAAGTATGTTTAGTCTCTGTTACTCCTGATGCAGAGAAAACTATGGGGTATGTCGCTCGTGTGAGCAATCCCAATAATCAGGAGAATCCAAAAGTCGCTGGACTTTTGTCATACTGTATTAAACATAATCACTGGAGTGTGTTTGAGCAAGCTCACATGACTCTTGAGATTAATACTACCAGGGCGCTGGCAGCTCAAATTTTGAGGCACCGTAGTTTCACATATCAAGAGTTTTCACAACGTTATGCTGATTCTTCCTTACTCTCGGAGACGATCCCTCTACCTGAATTACGCAGACAAGACACCAAGAATCGTCAGAATAGTATTGATGATGTTGACCCGTTTGTCCGTCAACAGTTTCAGATCAGAATGCAACAACACTTTGAAGCAGGAATGAATCTGTATAAAGAGATGCTTGATGCATCGATCGCAAAGGAGTGTGCTCGTTCTGTGCTGCCCCTCGCTACGCCCACCAGACTCTACATGACGGGTTCTGTGCGTTCGTGGATTCATTATATTGATTTGAGATCTGCTCACGGCACTCAGAAGGAGCACATGGACATTGCAGAGTTGTGTAAGCAACACTTCATTTGTCAGTTTCCTATCGTTGCAGAGGCACTGGGGTGGTGTGAGAATGGCGATTGTGGATGTCCCGAGCGTCTAGATGAGTGCGACTGCATACAACCATCATTGAGGATCGATTAATGCCTACTTACCCTGTAATAAATAAAAAGACTGGGGAGAAAAAAACTCTCTCCATGACTATGAAAGAATACTGTGATTGGAAGGATGAAAATCCTGATTGGGATAAAGACTGGATGGAGGGTGTCGCTGGCACTACCTATGGTCAACCCAAGCAATCTGATGGATTCAAAGAAGTCATGTCCAAAGTCCAAAACGCACACCCCCGTGCAAACCTGAGTCGATTTACTTAAATATGGCTAGAGCAAGAAAGCGTAACAACGGTGGTCCTCCAGTTCCTCCTGGTATGTCTGCAAAACAAATTAAAAGAAAGAAACCGATTGATAAGTCCTACATGGTGCCTATCAATCCCCTTACTCCTAATCAAGAGATTGTCTTTGAGCAATATGGATTAGGACAAAATATCCTGCTTCACGGAGCAGCAGGCACTGGTAAAACTTTCATCACACTTTATCTTGCTTTGCAAGAAGTACTTGACGAAAGCACACCTTATGATAAAATCTATATTGTAAGGTCACTTGTACCTACTAGGGAGATTGGTTTCTTACCTGGGGATCACGAAGATAAATCGGCACTGTATCAAATTCCATATAAAAATATGGTGAGATACATGTTTAGTATGCCAGATGATAATTCATTTGAGATGCTATATGACAACCTCCGAGCACAAGAAACTATTTCGTTTTGGTCTACTTCTTTTATTAGGGGTGTTACTCTTGACAATGCGATTGTTATTGTTGATGAATTCAGTAACCTCAACTTCCATGAGTTAGATTCTATGATCACTCGTATTGGTGAAGACTCTAAGATCATGTTGTGTGGTGATATCACACAGTCAGATCTTGTTAAAGAGAATGAGAAGTCTGGTATTGCAGACTTTATTAAAATTCTTCAGAATATGAGAGAGTTTAGTTGTGTAGAATTTGGTATTGAAGATATCGTCCGCTCTGGTCTTGTTAAATCTTATCTTCTCTCTAAATATAATCTTGGTTACTAATGTTTAATTTTATTGATGTTGATGTCAACGAAGTTGATGTCAATCCTGTGAGTAAAGATGGGGTAAGATTTTATCCCATTCCTGGTGCGGATAAATATTATCCGAGCGTAACTTCAGTCACTTCATTCAAAAATGCACAATTCTTTGCCGAATGGCGGAGACGCATTGGCGAGACTGAAGCAAATCGCATCACTGCTCGTGCTACTCAACGTGGCACAGCATTTCACAGCATGGCAGAAGATCATT